GCATTAATTGCTAGCACTGTATACACAAATGCACAACCAAATATCACCTCAGTAGGTACACTATCAAGTTTAATAGTTACCGGTAATATTACAAGTGGTAATGCTACTCTTGGTAATCTAGTTACTGCTAATTATTTCATTGGTGATGGTAGTCAATTAACTGGTGTAGCAGCCACAACTGCCGGAACAGTTACAACTAACGCACAACCAAACATAACAAGCATAGGAAATTTAACAGGACTTGTAGTAAGTAATTCTACTGGTGTTGTAGATTTTACAACATCAGCTAATGTAACTCTTGGAAATATAAGTAATTTACATATTACGGGCGGCTCAGCAAATTATGTAATTATTACTGATGGTTCGGGTAATTTAAGTTGGTCAGCACAATCAGGTGGTGGAGCATCTGTTGCAGGTAGTAATACACAAGTACAGTTTAATGATAGCAATAGTTTTGGAGCAAGTGCTAACTTTGCATTTAACAAAACAAGTAATACATTAACGGTTGACAAAGCAATACATTTAAATGGTGCTAATTTAGGTAGCAATGTAAGCAATCTTTATATTGGTGGCGGTGGCGTTTCACAAATATTAGCAACTGACGGTTCAGGTAATTTAACTTGGATAGCACAACCTACAGCGGTTATCACAGTAGATAACTTTACAGGTAACGGAGTACAAACTGTATTCGCATTAAGCACAACACCTGCTAATATAAATCAAACAGTAATTAACTATAACGGTTCATTCCAGTTACGAAATGCATATACATTGTCCGGTGCAAATATTACGTTCACTGAAGCCCCGGCAAATGGATATTCAATTGAAGTTACTACTACAATGGGTGCTACTAGTGGTGCAGGAGCCTTTATAACTAGAGCATATACAGGTACAGGTTCTCAAGCAAACTTTACAGTAACTAGTGGATCTACCGTAAGTAGTGTAATTGTAACAGAAAATGGAATCGTACAAGCACCAACCGCAGATTACACAATTAGTAATACAACATTAACCTTTACAACAGCACCGGCAAGTAATGTAGCGATACAGGTACGAGAATTAGCAATAGCGATAGCTACTACAACTTCTCCCGTATACCGTGCATACACCGGTAACGGGGCACAAAATACATTTACTATAACAAGTGGATTGACAGCTAACAGTTTAATCGTAGCAGAAAATGGAATAATACAAAGACCAACAACAGATTATAGTGTATCTGGTAGTAATGTAGTATTTGTTTCTCCTCCAGCAAGCAATGTTGATATTCAGATACGTGAATTATCATTGAATGGTGGTATGAGTACAGGTGGTTCTTCATTACCATATCAAGGTGGTAATAGTGGTAAGTATTTAACAACTGACGGCGCAACTGCAAGTTGGGCAAACGTTAGCGTTGGTGGTTCATTAACAATTAAAGAAGAAGGTAGTAATTTAACAACTACTGCAACAAGTATAGATTTTGTAGGTGGCGGTATTACAGCTACAAATGTAGGCAATGCAGTAACAGTCACTGTCCCTACAGGAACAACAAGAGCCCAAGCAATGACTATGGGCATCATATTCGGAGGATAAAATGACAGCACCAAATTTATTAACAAGTGCAACAGTAACAGGAAAAACAGCATTATCGCAATTAACTACAGCTACGGGAAATATAATTACAAATAGTTCAAGTAGTAATACAGTTGTTAAATTAAATGATATTGTTTTGTCAAATTATACAGCAAGTGCAACAACAGCTAATGTAATGATAAATCGTAGTGCTACTGCATATTATATAGGCGGAGTAGTTGCTATTCCAGCAAATTCAACATTAGTATTGTTGGGTAAAGACACAACATTATACTTAGAAGAGGGTGATGTACTACAAGCAAACGTAAGTGCAAACACAAGCGTAAGCATGAGTGCAAGTTATGAATTGATAGCAAGTTAAAAATGAGAAACAGAAGCAATTATGGCATAGTAGGCAATCAAATAACCGCTAATTTATCTGTCGGTGGTGTATATACTGCGGCTGACCAACAATTGCTTAAAAGTTCTGGAAATTGGATCGGTCCACCAAGTGCCCCAACAATAGGTACTGCCACAATATCTTCAGCAACAGCCGTATCACTTACTTTTACTGCACCTGCAAATAATGGCGGTTTAACTATTACTAGCTACACAGTAACTTCAAGCCCGGCTAGTATCACTGCAACAGGTAGTTCAAGTCCAATTACTGTTACTGGACTAACTACCGGTACCCCGTATACCTTTACTGTTACTGCAACAAATGAATTAGGCACCAGTGTTGCAAGCAGTCCAAGTAACTCAGTAACACCGGCTATACTTACTGTAGAATACCTAGTAGTAGCAGGTGGCGGTGGTGGTGGCAGCTGGCAGGGTGGGGGTGGCGGCGCAGGCGGATACAGAACTGCAATTGGTTTAGAAGTATCCTCTGGTTCTCCTATTACAGTAACAGTTGGAGGTGGAGGAACTGGTGCACCGGCAGGCGCAGATGCTGCTTATACAAATGGATCAAATTCTGTATTTGGTTCAATAACTTCTACAGGCGGCGGCCGCGGCGGAAACTTTACTGCAAGCGGATTGGCAGGTCAAAATGGTGGTTCAGGTGGCGGCGGTTCGTATAGTACTGGCTATGGTCCAGGTTCAGGCAACACACCATCTACATCACCTAGTCAAGGTAACAATGGCGGCACTGGCACAACATCTACACCTTATCCCGCTGGTGGGGGAGGTGGTGCTGGTCAAGTTGGTGGTAATGCTGCTGGTTCTGTTGCCGGTTCTGGTGGAAATGGATTAGAAACATCCATATCAGGAACAGCAACATACTATGCTGGTGGCGGTGGTGGAGGCATTAATACTGGTTATGGTGCTGCTACAAGCGGTATAGGCGGTACAGGAGGTGGTGGTGCTGGAGGTACAACAACAGCCGGTGTTGCCGGAACGGTCAACACTGGTGGGGGTGGAGGTGGTGCCGGAGCCGGCGGCGGCTCAGGTACAAGCCAACAAGGTGGAGGAAATGGAGGCTCTGGAGTAGTAATTATTAGCTACGCAGATTCATTTCCAGCCGCAATTAGTACAACAGGCAGTCCACTTGTAATCGCTTTTGGTGGAAAAAGAATTTATAAATATACAGCTTCAGGCAGTATAACATTTTAAGAGAAAGATATGACACTAAAAATCACATCAGATAATATAGCAACATCAACACTAGACAGTTTAGGTGGTGGAGTAAAAATTACAACGGTCGCATATCCTGGCATTACTACTGCGGCAGATCCAGCAGGTGGACAAACAATTACTGTTACTGGTAGTGGATTTAATAGTGGCATTACAGCATATATCAATACTACATCATGTTCTACCACATATGTAAGTGCAACAAGTTTAACATTCACTACCCCTGCAACAAGTGCAGGTACATACAATATTATATTATACAATACAGACGGAACAAATGGTACAAAGCCAGCTGGAATAATTTTTAATCAATCACCAGTTTGGGTAACAGCGGCTGGTGCATTAACTGCGGGTGTTAACAATGCTGCTTACTCAACTTCTGTAAGTGCTACCGGTACAGGAATAACATACAGTGTCACGGCCGGTGCATTACCCACTGGGTTGAGTTTAAATTCAAGTTCAGGTTTAATTTCAGGAACCCCAACAGTAGCAAACACATTTAATTTTACTATTACAGCAACCAACACTTACAATCAAACCACAGCAAGAGCATTTAGTATTCTGGTGGCCAATATTGTTCCTACTACTACTTTGGTAATTGGAGGAGGAGGGTCAGGCGGAACAGGATATTATGGTGGTGGTGGTGGTGCCGGCGGGTATCTTGAATCAACTCCTGATTTATCAGTTGGTATAACATATACTATTACTGTAGGCACCGGCGGTGTTGGAACTACCGTTCAAACCAATAGAGGCGGCACTGGTGCAAATAGTTCAATCTCTGGATCAGGATTTACCACAATTACTGGGATAGGTGGCGGTGGCGGTGGCAGTCGTAATAACGACCAAAATACTGCTGGTGCTCAAGGTGGCCCGGGAGGATCAGGCGGTGGCGCCAGTTACGTACAAAACGTTGGTGGTAAAGGTGTTTATCCAGGTTCAACCTACATAGATGCACCTAGACAGGGGTATGATGGTGGTGCAACCAACAACGATAGTACTTTTTCAGCAGGTGGCGGTGGTGCAGGTGCTGCAGGACAAGGCGCAACTGGTAGCCCACCAAGGGCCGGCGGTACAGGAATTGCTAGTAGTATAACAGGTACATCAGTAACACGCGGCGGCGGCGGCGGCAACGCATATGGAACTTCTTATCCGGGTGCAGGCGGTGGTGGTGCTATTAATACAGCCGGCACTGCTAATACAGGAGGTGGAGGTGGAGGTGGGGGCGGCAATAACACGCAAGGCGGCAACGGTGGATCTGGTGTGGTCATTATCAAATACCCCGACACATTCGCTGCCGCTACCACAACAGGCAGTCCCACTGTTACATCAATCACCGGATTTAGAATTTATACATTTACCGGTACTGGTACATTTACTATACCGAGTTAATAGATAGGAAACACATGGCACATTTTGCACAACTTGACGAAAACAATACAGTGATACAAGTGATTGTGGTACACAATAATGAACTACTAGATAACGGAACGGAATCTGAATCTAAGGGAATTTCATTTTGTCAATCAATATTTGGCATAGATACTGTATGGAAGCAAACATCATACAACAGTAGTTTTCGTGGTAATTTTGCTGGAGTAGGGTTTTTATATGAACCATTGAGAGATGTGTTTCTAGAACCAAAACCCTATTCAAATTGGGTACTAAACAACGCAACCTACAAATGGGAAGCACCCATACCCTACCCAGAAGATGGTAGACGACATGCTTGGGACGGGTATACTAACAGTTGGAGAGATTTGGGTGAAAAATTAGCCACACCTGTTGAGACAATTTAAGAAAGATTTTAATGGAAAATATTGAGCTTGGTTACTTTGGTAATATTTGGGTTAGACAAAACATGTTAAAGAAAGATGAATGTGCACCAGGGCATGTTCATTATTTTGACCACGTTACATTACTAGCAAAAGGTAGTGTTCGTGTAGAAGTAGAAGGTAAAGAACCTAAGAATTTTGTTGCACCTACATTCGTTGTAATCAAAAAAGAATTGATACATAAGATGACTGCACTAGAAGATGATACAGTTTATTATTGTGTGTTTGCACTAAGAAATGTTGATGGAGAAGTTGTTGATGATATTTATGGCCCACAACATGATCCATTATGTGCTTGGTATGCTCCCGATGATTATTGGGAAAATAAAAAGAAAATAGAAAACATATAACATAGTATAACATTCTAAGAGAAATAAAATGACAACACAAATTACAACAGATAATATATCACCAACAACATTAGAAGTATTGGGAAGTGCTGTTCCAAAAGTTTCAACAATTGCTTATCCAGGTGATGACACAGCAGCCAATCCAGCAGGTGGTGATACTATTACATTAACAGGCACTGGATTTGTAGCAGGTGCAACAGTAATTATTAACGGTACATCTGCTGGGGTAGTCACAGTAGTCAGTGGTACAACATTAACTTTTACTGCTCCGGCAAGTAGTGCAGGCACATATGTAATTTATGTTATTAATAGTGACGGTGGAACAGCAATTGTTATTCCAGGTATAAGTTATAGTGGATTGCCAAATTGGAGTACAGGTGCAGGTAGTTTAGGTAATATATATGAAGTAAGTAACGTTAATACAACTGTAGTAGCAACTGGTGATGTACCAATTACATATAGTTTATACTCTGGTAATTTACCTACAGGAAGTAATATAAACGGTAGTACCGGATTAATTAGTGGAACAGCTCCGGCAGCAGGATCACCAACTACATATAGTTTTGTAATTAAAGCAACTGATAACGAACAACAAGATACTAACCGTTCATTTAGTTTAACAATTAATCCCGATACTGTTACTTGGATTAATCCAGCAAATGCATCTGTTACCACAAGTTATGAATATGCAAACATAAGTAACGTTTCATTATCAGCTAATACTGAATCAAATACTAGCGTATCTTTCAGTCAAAGTGGATTACCAGCCGGACTCTCACTTACCGGTAACACAATCAGTGGTTCAAGTAATACTGTAGCAAATACATCTGTTACTTTAACTGCAACTGGAAATGTTGCTGGAAGAACAGCGACACGAACAGTATATTTTGATGTACAGCAAGATGTTGTTACTTGGAGTAGTCCAGCTAATAATACAACATACGAATCGTTTACTAATAGCGCAATTTCTAATGTTAGTTTAAGTGCCTCTAGTGCCGGAGGACAAAGTATTACATATACTGCTAATACATTACCAACCGGAGTATCTGTTAGTGGTTCTGTTATTTCTGGCACTGCTACAGATGCAGCCAATACAACAACTTTATTAACAGCAACATCTGCACTATCAAATAGAACAGCAACAAGAACAATCAATTGGGTAATTAGTGTTGCAAATGATACTTACTTTAAAAATGTAACATTATTATTGAACGGTGAAACAACTGCATTACCATTCATTAGTGATAGTAGTACAAATAGTTTTGCTTTAACTATTAATGGTGATACTAAACCTAATAATTTTAATCCATATACACCGGGATATTACAGCAATTTCTTTGATGGTACCGGTGATTATTTAACTATACCAAATAATAGTGCCTTTGATTTTGGTACAGGTGACGTAACTATAGAATGCTGGTTCTTGATGACGGCCGATCCTGCACAAGACCCCGAAACCAATAGAAATGCAGCGTTATTCAACTCATTTATAGCTTCGGGATCACTGGCCTCAGCAACCACGTATGGCGGCGGTATTGATGGTAATTCAAGTTCCGGTGGAACAGGCTTGTCATTTGCAGCAAGGGTAAATGGCACCAATCAAGTTGTATCATATACAGGAACTGTTACTAAAAATGTATGGCATCATTATGCTTTTACTAGAACCGGCACGACTGCTAATTTATATTTAGACGGTATTAGAGTAGCACAAAACACTAGCTTTACCAATGCAATTAACACTAATGGACAAATATTAAAACTTGGTGGTTTGGTATACGCTGTGGGGTACGACTACTTTTTTCCAGGATACATTAGTAATGCAAGAATATTAAAAGGTACTGCTTTATATACAGGAACGACATTTACCCCAAGCACAACTCCACTAACAGCAATAGCAAATACAAGTCTACTAATATGTCAATCAAATAGATTAATTGATAACTCAACTAACAATTTTACAATTACTAAAGTTGGTGATGTAGCAGTATCACCAGCAATACCATTCACTCAAAACAGTAGTTACAGTACTTATGGTAGTACATACTTTGATGGTACTGGGGATTATTTATTAACTCCCTCATCTTCTAGTTTGGGTTTAGGATCCGGAGATTTTACAATTGAATCTTGGGTATACATTATAGCTCATACAAACGCAGACGGATGTCTTTGCTTAAATTGGACAGGATCTTGGTCTACCAATAACTGGTCATTGCATACTGACCATGTTTCTGCTAATGAAAAATTTACTTTTTGGGTTAATAATTATTCATCACCAAGCCCAATGTTGACTAGTACTACAACAGCAACTATTAATATGTGGCATCATGTTGCTGTAACTAGATCAGGTAACACCTGGAGATTATTTGTAAACGGTAATTCTGAAGCAACAGTAACTAGTAGTGTTGCACTGGATAATGGAAGTTCCTGGCCAATCTATATTTCTGGCGCTATAAGTGGACAACAACTAAATGGTTATATATCTAATCTTCGTGTTGTTAAAGGCACCGCAGTCTATACAACCGCATTCACCCCACCAACAAGTCCACTAACAGCAATAACAAACACAAGTTTATTAACATTACAATACAACCAACCAATAAATAATAATGTATTTTTAGACCAATCTAATTTCAATAACATTATCACAAGAAATGGTAATACAAGTCAGGGTACATTTAGTCCTTATAGTGTTACTGGTTGGAGTAATTACTTTGATGGTACTGGGGACTATTTGACAGTACCAAGTAACAGTGCGTTTGCTTTCGGTACAGGTGAGTATACAGTTGAAGCCTGGATCTATCTAACAGCATATGATTCATTTGAATCAAATATATTTGGATCTGCTAGTAGTGCCGGCGGTTTTGGTTTTGCTGTGCTGCCGACCGGTAGATTACAAGTAAATAAATATGGTACAGGAAACATATTTCAAAGCAATGCAGGTTTAATTAATTTAAATACCTGGTATCATATAGCAGCATCTAGAACTAGTACTTCTGCTAATAGTGCTTATCTCTTTGTTAACGGATCAGTAGTAACAACTGCTACGGATGCCGAAAACTGGACAGTATCTTCGAGTCCAATAATTGGTGGTTGGTCTAATTTATCTACATATGATGTGAGTGGATATATTAGTAACTTACGTATATTAAAAGGTACTGCATTATATACTTCTACATTCACACCAAGTACAACTCCACTAACAGCAATAGCAAACACAAGTTTATTGACATGCCAGAGTAATAGATTAATTGATAACTCAATAAACAATTTTACATTAACTAGAAACGGTGATGTTTCAGTTCAAGCCTTAGATCCATTCGGTAGTGTACCTGAAGCAACGCCTATTAGTTATAGTGTTTACTTTGATGGTACTGGTGATTATCTTGACAGTGCTACTAGTTCAGCATTCACATACGGCACCGGCGATTTTACAATAGAATTTTGGGCGTACTTAACTGCGATAGGTGGTACTCCCAACTTGATTGACCAACGAGGAGGTACTCACCCGTCAGTTAGACCTACGCTATTCATGAACAGTGGTGTACTAACATATTACACAAACGGCGGAGCGACAATAGTTGGCTCAACCCTATCAACTAATGTTTGGTATCATATTGCACTTTCTAGAAATTCAGGTACTACTCGTTTATTTGTTAATGGTTCACAGGTTGGATCATCATATACTGATGGAAATAATTATACTAGCACCAAAGTCAGAGTGTTTACAGATGATTCCGGTGGTTCTACTTCCCAAGCTGGGTACTGTAGCAATTTAAGGATTCTTAAAGGCACAGGACTTTATACTACTACGTTCACACCAAGCACTACACCACTAACAGCAATAGCAAACACAAGTTTACTAACATGTCAATCAACAAGAATGATTGATAACTCAACAAATGCATTCACTATTACTGCAACCGGTAATACAATACCAAGAATATTCAACCCATTTGGATACACCGCACAGAGTACAACAAGTTATACCCCAAGTTTACATGGTGGTAGTGTGTATTTGGATGGTACTGGTGACTATTTAACTACAGCCTCAAATGCTGTCTTTACTTATGGTACATCAAATTTTACAGTAGAAGGATGGCATTATTTAACTGCCGCTGCCAGTGTAACCAAGTATTTATTTGACCAACGAGTATCAGGTAATGGACTTTTCCCTGCAATATATGTAAGTAGCGGGTCATATATTGTTTATATTAATAGTGGCGTTGCATTGACAGCAGGAGTAGTCATTTCAAATGCATGGGTTCATTGGGCGCTTGTTAAAAATAATTCAACCACAACTTTGTATATAAACGGCATTTCTGCTGGTAGTTTTGCTGACACAAATAATTATTCTACCACTGCACTATTTAGGATCGGTAGTGAATGGAGTTTAAGTGGGTCTTATGATTGGCAGGGTTATATGAGCGACCTTCGTGTAGTCAAAGGTACAGCAGTATACACCAGTAACTTTGTACCACCCACACAAGCACTAACAAGTTTAACTACTGCTCCGGCAAGTTTATTATTAAACTTTAATAACGGTGGCATTATTGACCAACATTCTAGTAATGTGTTAGAGACTTTGGGTAATGCACAATTGAGTACAAGTGTTAAGAAGTATAATAATGCTAGTATGTATTTTGATGGTACTGGTGATTATCTATATGCACCACCAAACTTAAATTATGCTATGGGTTCTGGTGATTTTACTATAGAATTCTGGTACTATCCAGTTTCACAAAATGCAGCATGGAATCCTAATATTATGGGTAATTATGGTACAACATGGACAACTAATAAGTGGGCATTTCACGCACCCCATTCTTCAGCCGCAGGTAAGTATAGTTTTTGGGTAAACAATATTGTAACCCAGCCATTATTGGCTAGTACATCCAATGTAACAAATGGCGCATGGGTGTATTTAACTATAACACGTTCCGGTAGTACATGGAGAATGTTTGTAAATGGTACTATAGAAGCAACTGCTACGTCAAGTGCGGCATTAGACGGCGGTACTGCGGCAAGCATGGACGGATTATATATTGGTGCTAATTTTTACTCAGGTGAAGGTGGTAGATATATTAATGCTTATATAGACGATTTACGCTTTACTAAAGGATACGCACGATAT